CATTCACTATCATCAGGTAGATCATAATCGTGTTTTATCTGGTATGAGAACATTTGAACTTGTGAATCCTGAGTGGAAATATCCCTATCATATTGTTCATCTCAATCGTTCTTCTGGTGCTCTTGTAGTTCCGATTGGTACTTATCATCGTAGCACTTCTGGTGAAGATGGTTCTATTGTCATCAACCAGGCAATTCGTGATGATGAGTTTGACCCAGAGAAGGAATTTGTCCCAGTTTCTGCTGGACAAAACGCAGACTTGTATCGTATACTGGCACATGAGAAACCAGTGATTCACACTATTGGCGAGTAATTTATTATGAGTGATTTTATTTGGGTAGAACGTTATCGACCTAAAACTATCGAAGAATGTATTCTTCCAGATGCCACGAAAGAAATGTTTCGTGAGTTTTTGAAGAGAGGTGAGATTCCCAATATGCTTCTTGCTGGTCCTCCCGGTATTGGAAAGACCACAGTTGCTAAGGCACTTTGTAACGAACTTGGAGTAGATGTATATGTCATCAATGGATCCGACGAAGGTAGATTCCTCGATACTGTCAGAAACAATGCGAAAAACTTTGCTTCGACCGTATCACTTGCGTCAACTGCTAAACACAAAGTTGTCATCATTGACGAAGCAGACAATACAGGGAACGACGTACAACTCCTCCTACGGGCGTTTATTGAGGAATTTGCTGGAAATTGCCGATTCATCTTCACCTGTAACTACAAAAACAAAATCATCGAACCACTCCACTCACGATGTGCCGTTGTGGACTTTTCCATTAAAGGAAAAGAAAGACAAAGTATTGCAGCACAATTCTTCAAACGACTTCAAGAAGTCTTGGTTGCAGAGGGTGTTGAATATGATAACAAGGTCCTGGTAGAATTAATCAATAAGCATTTTCCCGATTGGAGACGTGTACTTAATGAGTGCCAACGATATTCTGTTAGTGGGAGAATTGATTCTGGTATTCTTGCTACTTTTTCTGACGTTGCTGTAAATGATCTTATCAAAAATCTCAAGGAAAAAAACTTTCCCGAAGTTCGGAAGTGGGTGGTATCTAACCTGGACAATGATACTACTGTATTGTTGCGTCGTATTTACGATGCTCTTTATTCATCCCTTGAAAACAATAGCATTCCTGCTGCTGTGCTTGTGCTTGCTAAGTATCAGTATCAGGCGGCATTTGTAGCAGACCAAGAAATAAATATGCTTGCTTGTCTAACTGAACTTATGGTGGAGTGTAACTTCAAATGACTAATTTTTCTCCAAAGGGAATATTTAAGGAATGTGTAAATTTATCCCAACAAGTTACGATGGGTGTGACTAGAGGAATGTCAAAAGTGGCAACACTAGGATATCTTCCTGCTAGTTTTACCGCTGATGCTCAATCTGATGTAGACTTTCTAGCTTATAATCCTACTACAGGAGATGTTAAAAAAGTTCAATGTAAAACTACAACTTACAGAAGAGAGAAACACTATATTGCTTCCTTAAAAAGTGGAGGTAAAGGTAAAGGTAATAGAAAAGTTGCAAAAGATTACGATTGGTTGTATGTATTAGATGCTGATGGTAATGAATTTCTTATTGATTATGCTGAGATTAAAGGCAGAACAACACAAGTTACTATGGTGGAGTGTAACTTCATATGAAGAAAAGGATTAATAAACTTATCAATAAATCTCTAAGATTTCACCATAGAGATATTCATGAGGAACTTGATGGTATGAAACTAAGAGCACAGGTTAAGTCTAGGTTCTATTACATTTTTTGGGGTGTTGCTACTGTTTCGGTAGTGCTGGGTCAAATTTACGTTGGCACTGGATACCGTATGATGGCAGGAAGTGTCAATAAATTCTTTTATACACTTACAGAAGCATTAGAGGTGCGAAATGAGTTTACTGAATATTGATAAAACTAAATTGGTAGAACCACGAGTGAAAACTACTCCAGAAAATGTGGCAGAGGCAAATGAAGCACTGTTTCGTGCTAAAATGACTCTACCTGCTGCCGCAAAACATTGTGGTATGACTGAGAAGGAAATGAAAATGACCTTCCATGAATATTTGAAGTATCACCCTAAAGATTATGAATTCTCTGAAATCTCTTAAAACTCCCCTTAGATATCCTGGTGGAAAGTCAAAGGCAATCAAGACTCTTTCTCAATGGTATCCTAAAATTATCACTGAATATCGTGAACCATTTATTGGTGGTGGATCAATTGCTATTGATGTGACTAAAGCAAATCCGGATATTCCTGTATGGATTAATGACCTGTATGTGCCCCTCTACAACTTTTGGATACAATTGAGGGATCGTGGACAAGAACTTTCTGAAAGTGTCAGAGAGCAAAAAGAAAAGATGCTTGAGAGTGGAACTCAAGATAAAAAGGACAAGTTTGCTAAAGACCTGTTCGATAGATATGCCAACGAAATAGACACATACGATAATTTTCAGAAAGCAGTTGCTTTCTTTATCATGAATAAGTGTAGTTATTCTGGTCTCACAGAGAACAGTACTTTTTCTCGCACTGCTGCTAATTCTAATTTTTCTTTAGTTGGTGCAGATAAACTTGCTCAGTTTTCAGAATTGATTAAAAATTGGAAGATCACCAATATTGATTACTCTCAAGTAATGAATGCTGAAGGACCAGAAAATACTTTTGTATTCCTAGACCCTCCATATGACATTAAAGACTTTCTTTATGGTAAAGATCGTCAGATGCATAAGTCATTTGATCATGATCGATTTGCCGAAGATGTTTATAAGTGTCCTCATAAGTTTATGATTACCTATAATGATAATGAACGGTTGAGAAAACTTTATAAAGATTGCTACATTGAAGAATGGAAACTTAGGTACTCTATGGTACATCGTGGAGATAAAAATACTCAAGATAATGTAAAAACAGAACTATTGATTACTAACTATCCAATCAATGGTGAGGATGAAGTCAATATACTTAATTTTATTCTTGATTTGTAATGGAACTTAAAGACTGGTTAAATTCTATCAATCAAACAAAAAAGCATTTGATTGATGAAGATCCTTCAGTGGAAAAAGAATATCCTCCATATATTATTAATCGTTGTTTTTCTGGTCACATTGATACTTTGATGTTTTCTAATGAAATGAATAAGTATCATTTTCTTCCTAAAAAACTTCAATATGATTTTTTTATAAATATCGTTAGGAAAAAGAAGAGATTTTCTCCCTGGATCCGACAAGATAAAGTCAAAGATCTTGATTATGTTAAACGTTACTATGGTTATGGTAATGAAAAGGCAAAACAAGCTTTGAAAATTCTAACAAAAGAACAACTTAATTTTATTAAATCGAAATTTGATACTGGAGGAAAAAAATGAGTGTTGTTAGGGAATCTGAAGTGACGTGGACACCTGAACAAATGGTTGAGGTTGTATTGAGTGAACCTGATGATTTTTTAAAAGTACGTGAAACTTTGACACGTATTGGAGTTGCATCCAGAAAAGAGAAAAAAATCTATCAATCGTGCCATATTCTTCACAAACAAGGAAGATATTTTTTAGTACATTTTAAGGAGTTATTTGCGTTAGATGGGAAACATGCAAATTTGACGCAAAACGATGTTCAAAGACGTAATCGTATTGCACAACTACTTGCTGATTGGGGATTAATTTCTATTGTCGATTTGAATAAGATTCAAGATATTGCTCCATTGAATCAAATTAAAGTTCTTGCCTATAAGGATAAACAGGACTGGATTCTTGAGACTAAATATAATATTGGATCTAAGAAAAAAAGAGTAGAAGAAACCGAATAATTTTGTAGGGAGTTCAACACTCCCTTTTTTATGCTTTCTTGTATAATTAGTAGTGGATGCCGAAAGGGTCCACACAACACAAACTCGCTTTTAAAGGAGCTAAGAAAAATGACAAACCTCATGCGTTATACCGCATCGGATCTTCCTGCCCTGCTAGACCGTATAAATAGAAACAGTATTGGTCTCGACGAATACTTCGATCGTGTGTTTAAACTCCACGAAACCACATCGAATTATCCTCCATATAATCTGGTTCAAGTCAGCAACGTAGAGTCAAGACTTGAAATCGCACTAGCAGGATTTAAAAAGGCAGAAGTCAATGTCTACACTCAAGACGGTAAACTTTTTGTCGAAGGACAAAAAGAAGATAAAGAATCTGGAACAGAATACCTCCATAGAGGAATGGCTCAGAGATCTTTCACCAGAGCTTGGACCCTATCAGATGAAACGGAAGTTAGATCAGTTGAATTTGAGGATGGGCTTTTAACTATTGAACTTGGTAAGATCGTTCCAGATCATCATAAACGCAAAGATTGGTTTTGATCCCATAACATTTTCTCTGTGATCAGTATCGGTGGTTACAGACTTTTGTATCACTATGATACATAATGACTATATAATTTAGACCTATGGAGGGACGATGAACTTTACCACCGCCACCTTAACACTGGGAACAGCAATGACTCTTTTCTTTGGGGGAACGCTCGCCGCCGTTCTACCCTGACACTTCCTGATAAATAAAACTGAATATCGTCGGCGCAGACGGGGAGGTAACTGGCACAATCCAGTTGACACCTCCCCTTTTTGTTGGTAGAATACATGAAGGAGTTGAGTAACTAATGTCAATTAAACTTGCAGTTTTAAAATCTGGAGAGGACATTATCGCAGATGTGAAAGAAATCATTTCTGAAAATAATGTTGTTGGATATCTTCTGAATAATCCTCATAGTGTAGTTTGTTCAAATAATATTCTTGTAGAGGAAGATTCTGAAGAAGGAAATATACAAATCACACTCAGACCTTGGATTGTTCTTTCAAAAGACAAGCAAATTCCAATTCGACCAGACTGGTTAGTTACTGTTGTTGAACCAGTTGATTTTTTAAAAAATATGTATGAGGAAAAAGTAAATGAACAAGACGATCAAATTGATTCTTCTAACGAATAGTGAAAGATTAATTAGTGAAATTATTGAGGTTGGTGCAGACATTGGAGAACCAGACTGCAAACTCATTAATCCACATGAAATCTGGGAGGGAAAAAATTTATGTCCCTGGATGATTGATGATACTGATCAGAAAGAATTTATGATTAATTCTGACAAAATAATCACCATTGCTGATCCTAACTCAGAACTTCTAGAAAAATATAATAGTCTTATTGAATAATGAGAGTTTTAAGTATTGATTTAGATTATATAATGAAACCATCTATTGAAATATTCAATGAGGTGTTTTTCAACGACAATCCAACATTACGATGGGAAAAGTTGTTTGATAATGTTGATTTCAAAGAAAGTCATTTTTATATTGATCAGTCAAATTTATTGTACTGCTTTAATATTTTTTTGAAATCTCTTAAAAATTGTAGCAGTGTATCTTTTGGTTATGAGCATGATTCCATTTTATTCAGTATTGCTGAATATGAAAATATAGAAATAATTAACATAGATCATCATGATGATGTTCTTGGTGGAGACTATGCCAATGATATGCCTTTGGAAGATGCTCTAAAGCAAGAATATTATGAGATTTTAAAGCATAGTAGAGTTCATGAAGGAAATTGGGGTGCTTGGTTGGCAGGAAACAACAAACTAAAATCATTCACTTGGATTGGAAATGACAATAGTGGAAATAAAGATCGTAATATGTACAATGAAAAAATAATTGAAAATTATCAAAATTTAGAAAGAGAAAATTATCAATTCAATAATTTTAGTTTTGATCATATCTTTGTTTGTCTTTCTCCGCAATATATTCCCAAAAACCATTGGCACTATTTCAGCATGTTCATCAGTGCTTTTGAGGAGTTCACTGGAAAAGATGCTATAATCTATACAGAGAAATTTGAAACAAACATCCGTCATCAACGAATTCATAATGAGATTTTACACCAATGTTCAAATGGTCGGTGACCACTTTTTGGTCCGTGGATATGAGAATGGAAAACATTTTGCAACAAGAGAAAAGTTTTATCCAACTCTCTTTGTTCCATCTAATAAAAAAACAAAATACAAAACTCTTGAAGGGGATTATGTAGAGTCTGTAGAACCAGGAACTGTAAGAGAATGTCGTGAATTCTATAAAAGATATGAAGGTGTAGAAAACTTTAAAATTTATGGCAATGATCGATACATTTATCAGTATATTTCTGAAATGTATCCTGAAGATGAAATTAAGTTTGATACTAGCAAAATTAAGATTTCTACTCTTGATATTGAGGTAGCATCGGAGAATGGATTCCCAGATGTAGAATCTGCTGCTGAGGAAGTTCTTTTGATAACTCTTCAGGATTATGCAACTAAAGAAATTATTACCTGGGGGAAAGGACCTTTCAAACTAAAACAGGGAAATCATTACTACAAGCAATTTAATAAT